AAAGATGCATTATCAATGGATGAATTTATTGATAAAATAGAAATTTCTATGAAAAACTTATTAACAACAAAAGAAAAAGGTCAAACACAAGGAATAAGTAATATAATAATGGAAAATATGAATAAATTATCATTATATGAACGACCATTACATTGTACAGATAAGAAACGCGAAACATTATATGTAAAAAATAATGAATGGGAAAAAGATGAAAATAAAGAATATATAAATAAAGCATTAAAGAATGTAGAAAAAAAACAATTAAAAAATATACAATTATGGTTAGATACTCATCCAAATTATATGAATTCTAGTAATCAACAAGATGAATTTGCGGAATTATTGCGAGAATGTGGAAAATCAATAGATGATAATAGAGAAAAAATAATAAAAAATCTTTGTAATCAAGTATATTTAGATAAAGATGATTGAAATGCTTTATAAAATAAAAAAAATATTATGTATTTTATAAAATTATGGTTTCCTTCTAGCTAAATTGTTATTTTTTTGCATTTTTTAATTCTCCGAAAAAATTTTGAAAATTGGACATTTTTTATGTCCATTTTTGAAAAGTCGATTTGAGAATTGCAAAAAAAAACGAAATTATGAGCTTACAGCATAATGCTCTAATTTTTATTTTTGAAAAATAAAAAGTGTTACTGAAAAATTTTTAATTATTTTTGAAAAAGATTTAGGCTCTTTTTTATGTAGTATATATATACTACAAATGACTACAAAAAACGAGCAAAAAAGAGCAAAAAATGAATTTCATTGTATATGTTGTAACTTTACATCGTATAAAAAAAATAATTTTGAACGTCATCTTATGACATCAAAACATCAAAGACTACAAAATACTACAATAAAAGAGCAAAAAGAGCAACCTGACGGTAAGAAGTTTGCTTGTGAATGTGGAAAATCATATAAACATCATTCCAGTCTTTACAATCATAAACATAAATGTAATTATAAAAGTAATATAGATTTAAATGCTAATAGTATTGAAAATAATGATATTAATAAGAAACTTGATGATACAATGAATTATAAAAATTTATTTTTTGAATTAATTAATGAAAATAAAGAAATGAGAAGCATGTTAATGAATCAACAAAAACAAATAACCGAAATTATTCCAAAGATAGGAAATAATAATGTAATTAACAATACAACCAATAATAAAAATAAATTTAATATAAATGTATTTTTGAATGAAAAATGTAAAGATGCCATTTCATTGGATGAATTTATTAATAAAATAGAAATATCTATGAGTGATTTAATTACAACAAAAGATAAGGGCATGATAACAGGAATAAGTAATATAATAATAGAAAATATGAGTAAACTATCATTATATGAAAGACCTTTGCATTGCACAGATAAAAAGCGCGAAACAATATATATTAAAAATGAAGAATGGGAAAAAGATGAAAATAAAGAACAAATTAATAAAGCATTAAAACAAATAGAATCAAAACAATTGAAAAATGTTCAAGTATGGTTAGATGAACATCCAAATTATATGAATTGTTCAAAACAACAAGAAGAGTTTGCTGAGCTATTACGCGAATGTGGCAAATCAATAGAAGATAATAAAGAAAAAATAATTAAGAATATTTGTAATGAAGTATATGTTGATAAAGATTAAATCTATAATTTTTCAATTGGAATATTATGTTCTTCACTAATTTTTTGACAATATTCATCATTATTATAATCATTGATATAATATATTTTTTTAATCCCAGAGGCAACTAATAACTTCATACAATTAAGACATGGATAGTGAGTTATATATGCAAAAGCTTCATTACAAGACGCTCCTCTTTTAGCACAATCACATAAAGCATTTTGCTCTGCATGAACAGTTGCGACTTCATGGTCGTTTCTAATAACTTGTTCATGAGGTGCTCCTGGTAAATAACCATTATAACCTTGAGAAATAATTCTATTATCTTTTACTAGAATACAACCAACATGTAATTTTTTACAAGCTGAACGTGTAGCAGTAATTTCAACTAATTGTTTATAATATTCACTCCAAGATGGTCTATTTTCCATTATTAATTATTCGTAATAATTATTTTAAGTTATTATTATAATTATTATAATATAAATGGTTAAAAAAACAAAAATAAATTTGAATACAATAAATACACATATAAATGCTCTAATTGATAATTTAGATAATAAAAGAATTTATGAAAATATAGATTTAGTTCTAGATGGTGGTTTATTTAATGGAGGTTATCAAATAGGTTGTGTTTTATATTTAAAAACATTAGAAAAGAAAAAAATTATAAATATAGAAAGAATATCAGGTTGTAGTATAGGTTCTTTTATCGGATTTTGTTATTTAACTAACAATATGCAAGAATGTATTAATAATTATGAACATTTATTAAAATGTTACAGAGAAAATAACAATTTTAGATTATTCAAAGAATTATTATATGATATAGTAGTTAAAAAAGATTATTCATTAGATATGATAAATAATAAATTATATATAACATATCATGAAGTAAAAAATACTAAAAAAGTAACAAAAAATATTTATAATAGTAAAGAGGATTTATATGAAAGTATAGTTAAATCATGCTTTATACCATACATGTTAAATGATGAATATTATTATAAAGAAAATTATTTAGATGGGGTTACACCTTATATTTTTGAAAAGAGTGATAAAAAAATTATATTTATAAGATTATTATCATTGGACAAATTATTTGAATGTTTTATAATTAAAAATGAAAATAATATAATAACTAGATTGTTAAGTGGTATTGTAGATATTGATAATTTATTTCATAATAAAAAAACGCAATTTTGTTCATATGTAGATAACTGGAAAATGAATGATTATATAATGATAAGATTAAGAAATATAATTTTTATAGTAGTAGTTTTTGGTATCGAGTATATTATAAAATTTTATAATAATATACCAGAAAAAATAAGAAATTCATATATTATACAGAACATTCACATAATAATTAATTATATTTATAAAGAATTTTTAAAAACTCATATTTTATAGTCTCAATTTATATCCAAAGAATTTACCTCTTTTATTTTTTGTTTTTTGTAGTTTTTTACCTTTTTTTTGCGTTCTGCGTTTATTATTTTTTTTAGTTTTTTTATCCTTACTTTCTTTTTTATCTTTTTCGGAAGGAATATAACGTAAAAAGTATCTATCATATTCTTCTGTTCCTCTTTTATTTTTTAATTCTTGAAATCTTTCAGTTTTTTCAGCTCTTATAGATTCCATTGTTTCTTGTTTACCATAACAATTAATACTAAAACGTTTTAATAAGCCTTTTTGTTCTAATCGATTTCTTGCTTGAACATTGAACAAATATTGTGCCATACAAAGTAATCTATTTTTATCATAATATGGGCGATTGCTGTAATAGAAGGCTAAATAAAAACTTAAAATAGTATCAATGGTTGCAACCTTAATATTTCTACCTTTGATTTTAATATTATTGTAACTGTGACAAGCTAATGGCTTATATATAAATGCGACAGTATCATTGTCTACAATAATTTCATAATGAGGTGCTATTATTTCACCAAAACCAGATTTTTTAAGAATAGTTACATTATTAATTCCATTACCTTTTAATCGCTCTTTTGTAATTTGAGCGGAACGCGCAGGATCTTCAGATAATATATCAAAATCGGGATATTTTTTAAGGAAATTTTCTTCTTTTTTACCCATATATTTTGAATATAAAGATATAGCATAACTTCCAAAGAAAACAAGACCTTGATCTATAAAACTATTTCTTATAATATAATATAATTTATCACTATCTTCTTTAGTATCATTTTCAAATTTTCTGGCAAAATCTTTTGGATCACAATTGTATCCTCTAAGTGGATAATGTTTATTTAATAATATTAATCTTTTAAGAACTTTTTCCCATCTAGAAACATCACCTTCAGGTCTAGATAATTCAAGATACATGCTCATTCTTAAAAAATTAGGAGGAGCATACATAATGCCATTAACATGAATTGATTCCATAGAGATTGCCTTGAATAATTTATCTTCAAGAAATGTGATATCGGCAACGGGAATAAAGTTAACATATACTTTATATGTTCCAGTATGAACACCTGCTTTAGCCTCAACTTCACTGTAACCTTTTGAATAATAAATATCTGCTAATTCTTTGGCATGTTGTAAAGCATTTGGAGAGAAAAAATCATAATCAGGTATTTCAATATTTTTATTATAAAATTGGTCTTGTTGTGGAAGAATATTATTAATAGCAGTTCCTCCATAACATACTAATTTTTTAGATTTAATAAAATCTTCGACAATTTTAATAATTGTTATAATTTCAGGAGAATTAGCAATACGTTTTCCAGCTCTTTCCTCAGCTTTATCAACGGCTTGTCTTAATATTTCTAATTCTTTTTCATTAAATTCTTCTTTAGTATATTTTTTCATTAATATATAGAGAGAAAAATATACGAATTATATAGTAAATGAATAGAAATCACTTTTAATTGGACGAGGTTTGTATGAGTATTTTTCAGGAGGAGGTGCAGGTTGATCAACAGTAACAGGAACAAATCTAAGATTTTCAGGTTTTAATACAAAAGCACTATTATTTTCACTGAAAAATAAATCGGAAAATTCTAAATTAGCATCATAATTTTGATAAGCCATAGCAATAAATTGACAACCAAATTTTTGACACATAGAAAAATTAGGGTTTACTGGATCACCAGATTTGTCTGGCAAAACAATGGTCATATTTCTTTTATTAAAATCAGCAAAATTATAATCTTGATTATATAATACATCTCTAAATCTAGTTTGTCTCATAAAAACGCTACTACTAGCAAGATTTACAAGTTCATCAAGTTCGGTTTTTTGAAAAAGAGGATTATCTCTATTAACAATAATGATAACTTTATTATAGAATTGTTTAATTGGAAGTTTTCCTAAATTTTGACCATTGTTTTCGTAACTATAATTAATTCCTAATAATTTTGATTGTAAAGCACTTTTTAATGAGTTATACATTTCAGTATATATTTTTGTATTGTTTGAATTAATTCTAAAATGTAAAATTAATGGATCATCGGGATTAGGACAATTACTGTCAAATGCATTTTGATTAATAATATCTAAGGCATCAGAGAAGGATACGTAGTTAAATGTTTCTTTTAAATGAAAATCATTTTGAGATGACGTAGCGATAACAGGTTTATCATTTATAGAATAAATTTCAAAGTCTAGACATCTAACACCTTGTTTAATACATGCTTCTAAAGCACAAGTATTTACAAAATCATTTTTGAAATTTCCTGGACTACAAGCATTGAAGGCAGTTTTAATATAATAGTCTCTTAAATCATAATCTTGATTATTAGAAAATTTCAAAGATTTTATAGGCGGATAATTTTTATATAGTAAATCCATTTTAGTACAATTAGCTCCAGTAGGACCTTTTAATCTTAAAATACTGTAAATATAATATACAATACCAAAAACTATAGTTATAAATATTAATATTGAAACAATAATAATAATTTGATTATTATTCATTTTATTTAAAGTTTTTTTGGTAGTATCAATAACATTATTTTTTATATTATTGGCAGTATCCATATATAATTATAGTGATAAAATAGTTAAATATATAATTAATAATAATAATAATTATATATAAATGGGAGGAGGTTTATTAAATTTAGTTGCTTATGGTAATTTAAATGTTATTGTAAATGGGAATCCTTCAAAAACTTTTTTTAAAACAACATATGCAAAATATACTAATTTTGGTTTACAAAAATTTAGAATTGATTATTCTGGTCTAAGAACTCTTCGTTTAAATGAAGATTCAGTTTTCACATTTAGAGTTCCAAGATATGCTGATTTACTAATGGATACTTATATTGCGATTAAATTACCAAATATATGGAGCCCTATACTACATGAAAATGATGAAAATAATCAAATACCATATGAATTTAAATGGATACGTGATATAGGAGCCCAAATAATAAAAAATATTAGATTAACAGTGGGAGGGCAATTAATACAAGAATTTACGGGGCAATATTTATTGAATATGGTTGCTCGTGATTTTCCGGGAGCAAAACAAGATTTTTTTAATCAATTAATTGGAAATGGTAGTAAAGAATTTGGTTCTCAATTAACAAACCCAGCTTTTTATGGTGGTAAATCAATTTATGGAGCAGGTAATAATGGTGTATATCCAAGCGCTATTTATATTCCTGAAAGTCAAGGTGGACCCCAGCCATCAATAACAAGTGAGACTATATATATACCAATAAATATATGGTCAACTTTATCAAGTAAAATGGCATTTCCTTTAGTTGCATTACAATATAATTATTTACAAATTGAAATTGAATGTAGACCGATAACAGAATTATTTGTAATTAGAGATGTTTTAAGACCAAATATAGATGATAATAATAGGGGTAAATATGTTAGACCAGATCAAAATATACCAGCATATCAGTTTTATAGATTTTTACACCCGCCACCAAATAATCATTTAAATGAAACAAATAATGATGTTTATATTGATAAAAGAACAGATTGGTTTTCTGATATTCATTTAGTATCAACATATGCTTTTTTAAGTGATGATGAAGTAAGAATATTTGCATCTAAACCGCAAAAGTATTTGATAAGAGAAGTTCATGAATATGATTTTTACAATGTTACTGGAAATCAAAGAACTAAGATTTATTCAATGGGACTTGTAGCTAATTGGATGTGGTATTTTCAAAGAGATGATGTAGATCAAAGAAATGAATGGAGTAATTATACAAATTGGGAATATGGTGTTTTAGAACCAGCAGGCCCTTTACCTGGTCAAGCATTTCCTAATAATAGACCATTTAATCAAGGTTCAATGCCATTAGGAACATATGGAGCAATTAGACCACAAAATCAGAGGGATATAATGTTAACATGGGCTTTACTTTTTGATGGAAAATATAGGGAAAATCCATTTCCAGCAGAGGTTTATAATATGATAGAAAAATATATTAGAAATGGTTCTTATTCAGAATCTTTTCTTTATTGTTATAATTTTTGTTTAGATACAAGTCCTTTTAATTTACAACCTAGTGGAGCAGTAAATTTAAGTAAATTTTCAGTTATAGAATTTGAATATTCAACATATACCCCTCCAGCTGATGCAAATGCTCAAACATTAGTAGTATGTGATGACGATAGTAATCCTATTGGTGTAAATAAACCAACATGGAGACTTTATGATTACAACTATAATTTACATTTAATGGAAGAAAGATATAATATATTAATATTTGAATCAGGTAATGCTGGCTTAATGTTTTCTAGATAAAGTTAATAACCATCT